GTACACGCTGGTGGCGCTGTAGCTAACCATCAGGCTTTACCTCTCTCTCGTTTGAACTGACGGCCCGCGTCAGTTGACCCAGGCGAGGCCGACCGGGTTGGTGGCCACGACGACCCCCAGCGGCTCCCGGCACTCGCCGACGATGGTACGCGCGTCCGGCGCAGCACCGGCCGGAGTCACGGTACCGTTGGCAGCGGCGATCAGCTTGTCGCCGAACGCGGCGTTTGCGGCGTAGGTGACGGGGTAAACGCCACCCTTGCCGACCGCGACTTCGTCCGTGACCTGGGTCACGTCCGTGATCGGGCTGCCGAACGTGTCGGTCGTGGTCGGGTCGACGGCCTTGCGCGCGTCCTTGGTGGCGATGCCGAGCACCTTGACGGAGCCCGCCGCTGCCTCCTGGATCACGCCGCCGTCCGCGTCAGCCGCAGCCGCCTCCACGAGGCGACCACCGTGGACGGTTGCCTTCACCTTGTAGGTGATCGGCCCGCCGACGAACTTCGGAACCACACCAGGCATGTTGTCCTCCTTCAGAGATCCTGGTCAGTTGATCGTACGGCTCAGTCGCCGTACGTGTCCGACCACTCCTTGAGGAGGGCCGCGTCCGGGTCGTTCTTCCCGCCGATCTCCGTCGACAGGTCGATCGAGTGACCCATCTCCGGAGTGAGGTCGACGACCCCGGTGAAGCCCTGGAGCATCTTGTCCAGGGTCTCCTTGATGTCGTGCGAGCCGCCACCGTTGCTCAGCTCGATCACCTGGCTGTCCGGCGACTCCATGAACGGGGCCGCCAGGTCGAGCAGGAACGGCGGAACACCGGCGCTGGCGAGTTCGGTCGCACGGGACTTCCACGCCTTCTTCGCCTCGGTGGCCCGCCAGGTCGCGAACTCGTTCGAGAGGCTCGCGACCATCTCGCCGGAGTCGACGGCTTCCTCGGTGACCGTGGTGGACCGCTTCTTGAGCGCCGGAGGAGTTGCGGGCGGCTGCTCGCCGGTCCCCGGAACCACCGCGTTCTCGACGTCGGGGTCTTCGTCCCCCTCCTCGACGTCCTCCGGGTCGATCTCCTCCTCGTCCGGCTCTTCGACCGGCTGGGTGGCGACCGGCTTGCCGGTCTTCGGGTCGATGACGACCTCCTCGGTGCCCTCGGCCAGGTCGAACATCGCCTCGAACTCGTCGTCCGAAAGCTCCGACAGGTCCAGAGTTGCGGTCCGGGTCTTCTTGTCGACCGAGCCGACGCGCAGCTTGCTCTTCGGCATGTTGCTGTTCCTTCCTCCGTAGGTCTCGGCCGTCAAATCCACGACCTCGATGCCGACGTCCTCCGACAGGTCAACTGCCTGCCAGGGACGCATCCCCGTCACGCGGGGGTCCATCGTTGCGCAAACGTGCCGAAGCACCTTGCTCATCGTCCGGCCGTTCCGAACGATGTTCTCGAAGATCCGGGCCGACACTCCGAGCTCCGGATTCGACTCGATCAGCCTTGCGCCGTCCTTCGAAAGATCCAGAACCGCGTCGAGACCGTCCTCGGTCAGGATCAGATCCCGGACCGAACCCCGGAAGTTCTCCGGTGACTCGTTGTGGCGGTTCTGCCCGTCCGCGAGAACGAACGGGACCTGGTCGTAAGCCCTCGCCTTGAAGTTCCGAACCAGCTCCTGAAGGAACGGCCGGTCGAAGGTGATCTTGCGACCCTTGTAGTCGATCGTCCGGATCGGCAAAATCTGCTTGCGGAACCGGGTACGGCCGACCTTAGTGGCGTTCGAGAAGTCGAACGGGGTCAACAGCGCGCTGGTCATCGTCCGCCTCCCACTCCGACCGCCCGACGAGCGGGGGCCTTCTTCATCGCGGCTCGGAGAGCCTCGTTCAGGACCTTCTTGACGTTCTCCGGCTGACCCGGAACCGCCAGCAGGCGGCGGAGTTGGCCCGTCGAGAACTTCGCCGCGTCCGCCGGAGTCAGCGACGCGTACTTGCCGTCCGCCGGGTCGGCCTTGACCTGGCTTCCGGCGCTCGGGCCGACCCACTCGGTGAGCTGCTTCTGGCCACCGAACGTCGCGACGACATACCGCTTGCCGTTGCGAATGGTCTTGGCGCTCTCCGGGATCGACTCCCAGGCCTTCAGAGCGTTCGCGGTGGACATCCGGCCCCGTGACACTTCCCGCTTGACCTTCGGATTGACTCGCTGGGATGCGGTGGCGTCCTTGATCAGGGGGTTGCCGACGCGTCCGGGGCTCGTGCCGGTGGCGGTCCCGCCTCCCTCGCCCTTCAGCTTGACCGAGGAGGGTGCCTTGCTGCTGCCGAAGATCCGCCGGATACGCTTCTCCGCGATCGGGGAACCCTTGGCCTTGGACTTGACAGCGGCGTCGTCAACCGGGACGAATCCGTGCTTCCACTTGCCCTGGTTCTTGTACGAGGTCCGGCCGTCCTTGGTCAGCGCCAGGTCGATCGCAAGGCTGTCCATGATCGCGTTGGCGAGGTCCACCTTCCACGACGACGGCAGCATCTTGGTCGCGCCGAGCGACCGAGCCCGCGCGATGATGTGCTTCTTCGCTGCTGCCTTATCCTTCGCCCGCCCGAACGCCTGAATGGCGTTCTTGAGGTCCTGGACGTTGCGGATGGGGAACGAGTCGGTGCCGGGGATCGTCTGGTGCGCCGCCTTGGCCTTCTTGCGGGCCTCCGGCGGAAACGCCAAATCCAGAATCGCCGCTCTGACCCTGGCTTTCTGGGTCGGATCTTTGATAGCTCTGGCGCGTTCAAGCATCGCGCTAAGCTCCACCTGCGCCTCCCTCCGAGCCCCAACGTTTGGGGATATTCTAGCATCCTGCGGGGGCTGGGCACCAGTGGCGCTATCCCCGGCACCCAGGGGAATCTCGGTCCGCTGGTCGTTGCCCCTGACAACCCAGACCGACGAGAAGCTCACCGGCGTCTTCGCCAGCGGCTCCGGCTGGTCATCGTAGGCGATGGTCACGTGCGGGGTGAATCCATGTTCCTCGTTGACCGGGTAGTCTGAACCCTTGAGGGCCTGGACGAGATGGTAACGAAAATCTTCGATCCCCGGAACGTCCACCAACGCCAGCCACGGCGTACCTTGATCTCCAGCCGGGAAGGCACCGATCCCGCCAATACTACCCGACAACGCGTGCCCGTATTCCTCCGCACACGTCTTGACGAGCGCCACCAACGTCTCATAACCCTCATCATCCTCCACATCGCCAAGGAATCCCAGCGTGATGTGCAGGTCCTCAGCCGGTGTGCCGCCAGGAACCGCAATGTCGCCAGCAACGTCTTTCGGCAACATGAGCGCCACCATAGTGGCGGTGTCGCTGATGTCCGGCTCGGCCAAGTCAATCGCGTCCCAAATGTCTTGAGACAAGTGGATCTGACCGAGCTTGCGCTTCGCCTCCCACTCCGCAACCGCCGCCGCAGCCTGAGCTTGGGTCTTGGGGGTAATCCGCTTTGTCGTGCCGTTCTTGGTGACCGTCCCGCCCAAAGCCCAACGCTTCACCGTGTTGACGGCGGTGGCGATCGCATGGCTGATCGTAAAGCCCTTCTCGTAGTGAAGGTGCTTTGCGATCCGCTCGATGTACTTCGGGAGCCCCTTGGCCCGCTCGACCCAGTTATCAGGTCCACCGGGCTTGCGCTCAAGCCCCGGATAGGCGCTGCTCGAAACCACGCTTCGGTCCTCCGATCTGCTGGTTACGGCGCACGACCGCGTTCGCGGCAGCGCCAACGCCACCAGCCACCTGGCCGACCTTCGCGGCGAACGGGTTCCCAGGGTTGGCCGCCTGGAGCTGAGCCGACATCCGGTCCCCCGCCTTCGACAGACCGGCGCGGACCACCTGCGTGTTCAACCCGAGCAGACCGGCGACCCGTTCGATCAACTCGTCCATGAATTCCTTGGGTAGGACCTGGTTCGGAGACTGAGCCGTCGCCTGCAAGAGGGCAACCGCCATTTGCGCGTCGTCCTCCTGGATCGGCCCGAACTGGAAGATCGGGCATGGCGTGCCGGGGCCGAAGTTGTACCTAACCAGATCCGCAATAACGTACTGGTTGATCGTCTCCTCGACCTCCCGCGCCACCGCATCCCGGCTCATCTGGAAGAAGCTCGTCTGGTCCTTCGACAACGCAAACGAACCCGTCCCCTGGACCGCCGCAGATCCCAAGTCCGTGAACCCAGCAAGGACGGAACCGCTCGCCTCGCTGTTCAGCCAATCCAATGCCTCCTTGAACTGCGACGCACCCCGGCCGGACGACTCCAGCGCATCGACGGTAATGGCGTCCGTGACGCCGACAACGCCACCAGACCTGAGGGTGACGATCTTTCCGGCCGCCTTGTTGGCCTCGGTCTCCGTCCGCGCCTTGACGACCGTCTTCGGGAGGCTCTGGCCCTCAAGGAACTGGTACCACAGGAAGCGAATCTTCTGCTTCGTGATGTAGCACCAGTGCGCGATGTCCAGGTCCGATTTACCCTCGAGTGGGTTACGGTGCTGGTTGTGGATGTAGACCAGCGCGCGCTGAGGCTTGATCCAAACCTCTTCGGTGTCCTCGTAACGGATCGGCATCTGCCGGAACCCACGGAACGCGCCGTTGGTCTTGTCGCGGACGACTGCGCAAGTCGTCGGCGGACGCCAGGCCAACTTCTTGTAGACGTAGCGGATCTTGTCGTCCAACTCGCGAACCGTCAAGACCTTCTCGTGGTAACTCTTGCGGTAGACGCTCGCCATGAGCATCTGCGCGATGACCCCGCGTAGCGGCGTGGACATCCCGCCGTTGTTCGCCGGTGACGTCAGGGCACGCTGGATGAACTCGTGGACTACGTCGCTGCTGTTGTCCTTCAGGATGGATTGCCGCGCGTTCATGACAGGCAGCGTTAGGGCCTGCACCAAGGTCTCGGCCTTGCCGTCGACCTTGAGCATGTCGTCTTTTTCGTTGATGTCACCGAGGTCGTAGTTGAAGATGTTGCCGTCTTCATACCCCTGGAACAGCAACGTCTCCTGGTCGAAGGAGCTACCAAGCTCCGAATCCAGGAGTTTCGTGATGTCCTCCACGTCCGAGCCAGCCCGGAGCGGTACCACGTCCGCCATATTCGTCCTCTCGGAGTTGCTGTTCCTTGTCCATCAGCCAACGCTCGGTGGCGTCCGGGGAGACCCAGCGCAACGCTTCCAGATCTTCGGTCGGCTCGCTACCCTGCCACCAGGATACAGCACGGCCGGGGGTGGTGTAAAATTCAGCGCTCTCCGAGTCGGTCCAGAAAGCTTGGACGACCGAGTCCCCCTCGTCGGTCGACCGGCCGAGCCGCTTGCGGATCTCGTCCTTGCTCTCGACCTGGATCGCGCCGCCGGACTTGACCTTGAAGGTTGGCGCGGTGAGGTCGGCGCGCAACATCTCCGAGTCCGGCAGCATCAACGTCGACCCTCTACTTGGGTCTAGTAACTCCCTCAGATTCCACCAGGCGGCCGACCGGAGGTTCAGAAAAGTGAATTCACCACTACGATCCTTGAGGTGGATTCCGGCTCCGGTCTTTGCGGCAGCAGCAGCATTGAACGGTATGCAGGGTTTTTGGAGTTCCCGTAGCCGATCGACGACACCGGCTCCAACTCCGATGACGTCAACAACCGCAATGTCCGTCGACTGGCTGAGGAGCGCGGTGACATACCCCGTGGTCTCCATCGTGTCTGAATACCGGTACGAGCGGAGCTCCTCGACGGCGTTACCACGACGAAGCGCGATGCTCGTTGAGTCCTCACCGTACCTGGCGACGTCAACACCCAGAACGCGCCGGGGATTCCCTTCTTGCGGGCGACCCCGTTCGTTCCAATCATGCCAACGAGCGATCGCCGCTTCGACCCAGCCAAGCGGAATGAGCCCGTCTGTGTTCGACTCCGGGAAGAGTCCGCGTACCTTGGCGGTGAATAGCGCGGATTGCGAGGCGAGTTTCGCAATGGTAAGGTCACCGCTCGGCGTCCCGACCCATCGATGGAGCCGCTCTTCAACCCAAAGGGGCGATATAAGTGAATCTGCGACCCGCTGCGTGACAGACTCCGTGGAATAATCAATGCCCTCTTCCTTCATCAGGTCTTCCAGGAGACTGGTGGCGCGGCCCTGGAGCTGGCACTGCAAACACTCCTTCTTCTCCACGAGCGCGCGTACCTCCGCGCGCGAGAAGTTCGGAGACCGGAGACCGTCGATCCGAATGACGTTCCAACCGGAGTTGGGTTTGCACATCCGCGCGAAATGAGACGTCGGGTCGTCGGGGTTGCCGATCGCCAGGACGCGACAGTTCTTGTTGGTGGCGAGCGCATCGACCGCGTTGAACAGTTGTTCGCTTACGCCACTGGCCTCATCGATGACGATCAAAACGTATAGCGCGTGGATGCCCTGGAACGCCGAGTCACTGTAGTCGGCTGGCTTACGACCGTAGCCGACCAATTCACCTTGCAACTTCCACTGCGGGTAACCGGCGGTGATGATGGAGCCTTCCAGTTCACCGATCCGATGAGCCCTCTGGACCTCTCTCCACAAGATAGCAGAAACCTGAGCAGCCGTGGGAGCCGTCGTGACCACAAATGCATCCCCGGCGGCGTGCGCATCGATCCAGTTCGCTATCGCCCGCGACGCTATATACGACTTCCCCGCACCGTGGCAACTCTGGACCGCCGTGTACCGGAAGTTCTTGAGACTGGCGCTGATCTCCATCTGCTTGGACCATATTTGCTCCTTGAGCTTGTGCTCGATCCAGGTCTGTAGAGACGAGTAATAGTCTGGCTTCGGCATAA